ATATACTCGTAGCGATTGATATACAAGGTTCTCATATCCTTGATACCAGCATTAAACTTCTGGAGGCTCAACTGAGAACTCTCATTGTCTCCACGGAAGGTATGAGTATGAACCAAAGCACCATTGACAATTACATAGCGGAAATCCTCAGGGATACTGGGGACATCTGAGTAAAGGCTTAGATCAACTGGGCTACGATAGTACTCATAGGCAATCGGATAGGCTTTATCTGGAGGGGGAACGACACCATACTCAAGAGAAGGAGTACGGAAGACATACTTAGGCAAACTACGAAGGTTCGAAGCAGTGTTGTATTCGTAGTCCAGATACCGATCTAGGTAATCCTCATAGGAAATCAACTTGAGTCTTACTGTCTCGTTGTTCAAGCTAGTATCACGGATGATACGGAAGGAGTCCATATCCAGTGTCTTTACATCACGAGGGATATAGTAACGCACTTCACCCTCAATGAGATACTCTCTCTGCGTATCATGGTTAAAGGGCCACTCAAACTGTTGCTGATTGATCTCTCTAATAGCAGAGTTGACAGCATTCTTTGCAGCAGAGTAGAAACCAACAGCACTGCTAAAGTTAGTCTGTGTCAGTTCAACCTCATTGAGAAGGTTATTCACATCGTTGACTAGACCAAGGAAGTTGTAGCTAGACATTAGTTATACTCCCGGATTCTAATCTTCACAGTGCGTTCTTTAACTCTGTCTGCCGAAGTTAAGATACTGCAATAGAGTTGGTACTCTTGGTTATCAATACCTGCTTGTAGATAGATAGTAGCCACAGTTGTGGTATTGGTCTGAGTCAAGTTCTTCAGACTATCTACAGTTGTGCCGATACCAAAGCTAACCTTTGCATTAGAGGAGTTTACAATAGTCCAAGTAACAGTACTAATGGTTTCACCACCCTCTAGTGCCCTAGACCAATCAAGGCTATAGTCGAGAGTTTCATCTTTATCTTTTGGGGGCCACTTAAGACTCATATTAACTCACTCTCGCAATTCTGCTGATCTCTTGTGCCACGTAGGCAACTCTAGGAAGGGGCGCACTTACGGCAGCGGACCTAAGAATATCTGGTTGTACGTAGCAAACTCTCTTCTCTCCAGTATCGACAGATACCACACGGAAAGGTTCTTGGGGAATGTAGTCTACTCTTTCCCTATTAAAGTCATTCGGATAGTAGACCTTAACAGTGATAGTGGAAGAGGAAGCTACAGGATCACCTGTGGTGATAGCACCAAGGGTGAAATTATAAATTTGTGTTAGTTGTACCACACCTACTTGAATTTGTCCAGTGGTAATACCAGTAAGATCAAGTAAATGATTCTGTACAAGTGGGTATACAGGTAGTACAGGCTCTCCAGTAAGTATATCAACTTCAGAGAATATGTGTTTCTGATCAAACGTAGTCTGACCAACAGTAGGATCACCAGTGACAATCTCAACAGAAGTAAAGGGATAGTTGAATGCTAGTACAACTGTATTGACTTCAGATGCCCCAGTAGTGATACTAGAGGTGGTAAAGTTGTAGATTGAGGCTAGTGTTGTATCACCAACAGTAGGTTGTCCAGTGGTAATGCTAGTGTTAGAGAGTATGTGGTTTTGTACTAGGCTAGTTGCATTAACTTCAGAAGAGCCAGTTACAATGGCAGCAATAGAGATGGTATGTCTTTGAGTAATGCTCGTAACATTAACCTCAACAGCACCAGTAGCAATCTCTGTAGAGGAAAGTACATTAGAAAGATTAGCGACAATACTGCCAACAACAGGAGAACCAGTAGCAATATCAGTTGGTGCAACCACATGAGTCTGAGAGATACTTAGTGCATTTACAACAGCACTGCCAGTGACAATAGCACTCAGACTAAGACCATGCGTCTGAACAAGTGAAGTTTGATTGACTTCAGTGGTACCAGTAACCACACCAGTGAGGTTTAGGTTATGGACTTGAACAAGACTAGAGGTATTTACCTGAGGTACACCAGCAGTCACACCATCAGTTACAAGTACGTAGTTCTGGATAAGTACTGTTGTTCCTACTACAGGAGTGCCTGTAACTATGCCAGTAAGACTCAGTACATAGTTATTGACAAGAGTTGTAGAATTTACTTCAGCAGCACCTGTAGTGATAGACGTTGCACTAGTAACATGGTTCTGGCTAAGGGCTGTATTATCAACGACAGGTGTACCCGCAGTGATACTGGTTGCAGTTAAGTCTGTTGTGGTACTTGCAGGAGTATACCTGATAACAATTACACCGCCAGCACCAGCACCAGAAGTTATCGAAGTTCCGCTTTGGTTGGTTATACCACCACCACCACCGCCGTAGTTACCCCCAGAGTAGCCTACATAAGTGCCAGCAGCATCAGGGGTTCTATAACCTCCTCCACCACCACCACTGCCACAGGCAGGAAAGGCTAGAAGATCAGACCCAGCACCACCGTTTGAACCACCAGTTGAGTTTATCCTAGCAGTGCCAGCAATACCACCAAAACCCGCACCGCCTGACCCACCATTTGTGGCAGTATCGGTGTTTCCACTGACACCATTATTGCCATTTCCTTGCGGCCCACCAGCTCCACCACCACCACTAGCAAATGAAATAACTGCACTAGATGTAGTTTGAGCGCCACCACTACCACCAGTGTACTTTGTACTACCAATAGCATCTGTTAGGGATGCACCAATGCCACCTGCTGCGGTACCTGTTGTTGCACCAATGCCACCGCCACCACCATTTGCAGCAACTAATGAGAGTGTTTGGAGTGCGTTTCCAAAGAATGTTGCAGTACCAGCATTTCCGTTTGTAATCCCGACAGTTGATCTAGTAACAGCTACACCAGCAGCGCCTACTTGATATGGGACTACACCAGTTAAAGTTTGGTTAGTGACTTTTGAATAGCCACCAGCACCACCACCTGTGGCATATCTTGTACCAGAAGTGGGTTTAGTGGCAGCACCAGAACCACCAGCGCCAATAACTTCGATACTATTATCAGCATTATTCCAATCTGCAGGGACAGTCCAAGACGTACCAGATGTTAAAACAACAACGTAAGTTTGCGTAAGACTAGCTGTAGTGATCTCTGGGGTGCCAGCAACAATACCAGACGCAGAGAGTGGGTCAGCAAAACCTGCTATAGAAGTTCCAACAACAGATGACCCTGTAACTATTTCCGTTGAAGTAAAATTGTGATTCTGGTTAATAGTTGTACTAGCAACAACAGGTATACCAGAAACAATTCCATTTCGAATATAGCGGATGATGATCAGGCCATTAGAACCAGCCTGAGATGTTACAGTTGATGTCCCGTTGGATACAGCAACACCACCCGAGCCAGCACCATAATTACCACCAACATAACCCGTAGTAGGTGTTGAGACAGTTACACCTGCGGCAGAGGCAGACCCTCCACCTGAACCATAATTATTTCCATATTCACTACCCGCCGCGCCATCACGGCCACCGGCACCATAACTCCCGCCAGCACCGCCGCGCCCAGCGTCACCAGACCCACCTATTGACCCACCTGTGACTGCTGTACTTACGCCATTATTACCATTGCCATACCTACCAGCAGCGCCGCCAGCACCGGTTGAAATGGTTGTAATTGTAGTTGATGTAATTGCACCAGAGTTACCACCAGAGTATTTAATGGTACCAATGCCAGAGGCAGCAAGACCACCAGATGCTGCTGCTAGAGTTGTTGCGTTAGTGAGTGTACCTGTACCACCAGCACCACCAGCAGCCAAAAGTGTAGTGTTATTAATAAAGTATGTTGAAGTACCAGCATTACCATTGGTGAATGTGCTTGTAGAGATAGATACACCTGAACCACCTGCACCAATTTGGTAGGTTATAGATGCTCCGGGTGTAAGTGTGGTATTATTAGCCCTCGAATAACCACCGCCACCACCACCTGTGGCTTTTGTAGTGGTAAGGTTAGTTGATCTGGCGACAGCACCAGAACCACCAGCGCCAATAACTTCAATAGTATTTGAATTGCTCCAATCATCAGGAACAGTCCAAGAGGTACCAGATGTTAGAAAGATAGTTACAACGTCTGGGCCTGATCCCCCGTCATCCGCTAGGGGTAAAGCGGCTAAGGGGAAGGCGCTAATCATTTAGATCACTCCATAGGAGGTGTGAACGTGCTACCATCGTAGAGCCAGCCGGGGCCAACCTCAGTCGGAGCAGTCAGCCAGTCAGCTAGGTGCATAGGAACATCCCAGACAAGGAATGCTTCCACGACGACACCATTTTCAACCCGCGCTTTTACGATTGGATTAATCATGTCCATGCTCCGTAAGATGCAGTGGTATCAACTGGTGAGTAGCGCGTAACAAGGATGTGCGAACCTGCGGTAACCACTGCGGCTGCGGCTGTTGTCAACGCAACTGATGGGATAATCGTGCCAGCGGCTGTTACACGGATCATGCCGCCAATAGTCGCTGCAAACGTAGTGGCAACAGTAGCCGTTACAGCAGGGGCGTTTGAAACCGACCCAGTGAATGTGCCGCCAGTTATGCTTCCTGTAACCGTTGTGCCACCGTCCTGTCCCAGAACATGACTGAGGTTCGTCGAACCTAACGTGGCTGTTCCAGCCCCCAAAATGCTAAAGGAAAGGTTTCCAGATGTCGCAGACATGGAAGTTAGCAGTATCCGAGTTTGGTATTCGTACACACCAACAGGAAGCGCCAATGCGCCATTGGTTGTTGCGTTAAACACCTTTTGTGTGGATGTGGTGCTGGTCAGCGTGTAGTTGGCGCTTAACATCATCCAAGATTGTTCGAACACATCTTCCGCAGCCAGCGTGACATAGACAACCGCAAAGCCTGTCAGCGACAGCAACGACCCAGTGCTAGACGATGTGAGAGTGCGCGATAGGGTCGTGCCAGAGGACGTATAGACACCCGTGCCGATTTCCCAATCAATGCCATCCTCAATCGTGTAGCGGACCATCTCGCCGTCAAGCAAACCAGCCGCAGCAAAAGATTGAAAATTACTAAATACAGAGCCAAGCGTAATCGTGCCTGTCCCTGTAGTTGTTGTATTCATTTTTGCACGATTGAGGATTCTAGGCATTTATCACACCGGGTCCGGGATACCAATAGTAGTCGAGGTTAGGGTGAAAGTGTTACCACTGGTTACAGACTGAGAGGCAGTCAAAGAGCCAGCAGCCAACAGTCGGCTATTAGTCGTATCAACAATAGCATAGTGCGTAGCAGTGCCAGTTGCAGTCACAGAACCATCAGTAATGGCTGCAATAGTAACCTGACGCCCACCACCAGAGCGGTCAGCAGGGGCACCAATAGACAAGGAGGTGCTATTGCCCAGCGCATAGGTTGCGTTAGCTTCAGTGTAGGTAGCAGGTTGAGCAGAGGTGATTAGAATCTTGTTAGCTTCAGTATCCAAAACGGTCAAACCGTTATCAAATACCCGATCATTTAGATATGCCATAGGTTTGTCCCTTTAGAAGATAAAAGGGTACCCCAGTGAAGGGATACCCTAGGTTAGTTTAATTAAGCCAGAGTGTCGCGGTCAACTTCAGCAGCAGGAACCACGCAGTCATTAACGTCGATAGTGACAGCCCAGACACGGACGGGGATAGTGCCCGGAGAACCCGTGATGGTGGTCACAACGTCAATGGTGTCAGCAGCAGCGATGAAGCCCGGAGTCACACCAGCGCGGATCGTGCCAGCAGCAGCAGCATCCAGAGACACATCGTTAGCGAACACAGTCGTACCATCCGTAACGTCAGCGGTATAAACCGAAACATCAGGAACAGCCGACAGGATTTCAATACCAGCAGCCAGAACCAAAGTACCAGCGGGAACCGAAACACCTACGTTAGTGCCAGCAGTAGCAGCCAGCGTGATAAACTTCTCAACAACCACAGCACGGTTGCGGAGGGATTGCGAAAGAGCCATAGTAAAATCCTTTCCTAGGTTGTATGGCAGTTATATTTGTAGATAGGAGATGACAGTATTAAGAATATCTTTACGATCCTTAAACATACCAATCCCAATATTACAAGGCCAACAGAGAAGACCCCTAACTTTACCCGTGGTGTGACAATGATCTACTACAAGTCTATCAGACTCTTTACCGCTACCTTGAGAACCACAAATTGCACACTTACCTTCTTGTTTTACAAGCATAGCATTAAACTCTTGAGAGGTAATGCCGTAAGAGCGTAGGAAGTGGACTTCTCGTTTATATAGGGCCATACAGAGTTTACAACGAGGGAGAGCATTGTACCCACCAAGAGCATTAGGGTGTTTATGTACACCAAACATCTCTGGAGGTTTTATCTCCCCGCAACTTATACAAGCTCTTGTCTTAAGTGCCGTATGTTCTGCGGGAAGATTTTTCATTGTAATATCAACCACTTACTAAGCAAGGTTGTATTTTGCAGTTACAAGAGCCTCAGGACGCAGAATCTTGCGACCATACAGGTGCATACCACGGATGATATCAGCAAACGAGTCCGGGTCACGATAGGTTTCGGTCTTGTTGATCTGTTCAGCAGTAGCAACAGCCGAATCATGACCACCAACGATCACACCATAGTTCGAGTTCTGGTTAGCAACACCAGTGGTAGCAGCACCCGTACCAACCGAAGGCAGGTTGTTCGAGACGTACACACGGAAGCCATTCCAGTTCGGCAGAACCAGACCATTACGCAGAGCGCCCGAATCACCATAGTCTGCATTCAGGAAGCGCGAATCTTCGTCCATCAGAACTTCCATCATCACGGAGTCAATAACCAACCAGCGGTTAGCTTTGTCCACGTTCTGTTGGTCCAAAAGACGAGCCATGCGGTTGATCAGCATGACAGGCGAGACGTACTCAGTCGGCAGAGCCGTAGCACCCGGAAGACGAGCAGCAACGGGGATCGAGTGGTCAGCAGCCGAAGCAGTGGTGATGTTGCCGAAGGAACTCTTCTTCAGTTTCATCGAAGCCAACAGTTCGTCCGAGCCAGCGGTGGTGATAGCCTTGGTGCCATTGACTTGATCGTTGACTGTATCAGCATCCAAATGGAGAGCCGATTGCTTGTAGCCCGACAGGTAGCCCAGAACTTCTTGGTCATGCTGGTCAGCCAAGCGGTAGGCAGCACGATTGGTAGCGAGGTCCATGAAGTTCACGTGCGAGTGAGCTTCTTCAATGTCGTCAATCTTGAAGGCAAAGTAGTTAGCCTTGTCGATCACCAACGAGAAGTCAGCGTCCTGCAGGTCTTGAGCTTGGACTTGGGTGCCACGGGCATAAGCCGACACCGAAATTTCAGGCTCTTTGATGATACGAACAGTATCGCCTTGAGCAGAGATTTCACCAAAGTAGTCGGAGTTAGTGATGTCACCAACAACAGTAGACTTACGGAAAGCGAGTTGGACTTTCTTCGAATAGATTACCGAAGAGAAGTTGCCATTGGGTAGGCTGCTATGACCAGCAGCGGATTGAAAAGCCATGAGAAATACTCCTATGATATTTGGCTCTGAGAAGCTAAACACACGTATAAGAGGCTCACGATTTCTAGGGTGCATCTCATGTTCGGTTTGCCAACCTACTTGGAGACGGGCCTGTACTTAGTCAGGTTAGTCTTATTGCTCGTTTAGACTTTTAATTTTTGGGAAAGCAAGTAACTAGGGGTGTCCGGTTAGTGGAGGCCGTAGCTACTTGCCTGTAGTTATAGCAAATTACTTCTGATTGTCAAGTATTATCTTGCACCACCAGAAATATCGTACACAAAGTTGCCTTTACGCATAGCCTCCATGATCTTTGCCTCATTCTTGCCATACATCTCCATAGACATCTTAGCAACTTGAGACTCGTAGACCTTTGCACCATCTTCATCAAAGTCTACTTGTGCTTTCTGGCGAGGGGATACCATAGTAGCAGCTTCTTTAGTCTTTGCTTTCTTTGCAGAGGGATTAATACCCTTGTCAATCTTGTACAGATCAAGGATACGAATAACTGCCTTAGCATCATCCTCATTCTCATAAAGAGAATCTTGAACCCACTTAGGCTGCTCGTCTGCCCACGCATGGAAAGCATCAGACTTACGTAGTTCATCAAAGTCAGAGTGCGCTTCACGAATAATATTATGCGCCTTCTGTCTCATAGTATCTTGAGTAACCTTTTCATACTCTTCAAACTGGTTCTTGTATTTGGAGAGTTTTTCATCTGCCTTCTTGTTGGCAATGGTTTCTACAATAGAGGCAATGTCAGGATACTGGCTAGACCAAGCAGCAATATCTTCATCAGACTTGGGAGGTAGAATTTGACGATTGGTTGTACCTGATTCAAGGGCTTTGAACTTCTCTTCCCACTCTTTCTCTTTCTCAGACATATGGCGACGAAGATCACCATAACGCTTCTTGAAAGACTTCTCTTCTGGATCAGATGGTTCTTCTTCAGTGACAGGAGCAGCTTTAGGTTCTTCTTCCTCTTCAGGTTGATTACCCTTCATCAACTCCTCAAGCTCTCGCTCACTCTCTTCAATCCGTTGTTTCCCTCTGCGATTAGAGTATGTAGGGTCCACAAAGACTTGCTTTACGTTAGACATAGTTTATCCTTTATGTTGGGGTCAGCCTTAGCTGAGTTGCCTTATTATTTTTTAGTCGGTCGTGTAATCAAGCCACCATCTTTAAAGCCACCAACCTTAAGGCCCGATTTTGTTTTCTCAAGGGTACTGGTAACTTTAGCGGTTTCTTTTTTCTTTGCTTTTTCCTGTTGTGCAGTTGGGGTAATTGTGGTTTTAACAGGAGCTTGAGTAGGTCGTTGAACAAGTGCAGGAGTTCCTTGACGATCTCTATCTGTAACTGGGGTAAGTTTTTCTACACCACTGGAATTAACTCTCTGACGAGTTGCAGCACTCACAGCAGGAGCAGCTCCCGTTGGAGTTGTAGGAGCCTTAACACCAGTTCGCATCTTGCCTACAGCGTCAAGACTACTACCATACTTCTTTCCTGAACCCGCAAGATGATTCTCTACAAAAAGTTGCTGTAGTCCGGGAAGGTCTTTAATTGCAGCAGTGGTAAGTTTCTGCAAGTTAGCGTAATCAGGAGTCTCCGTAAGGCCTTTAGCTTTCATAACCTCTAGTGCAGCATTAGCCTCTGCAATGTTCTGTATTCTAGCCGAAGCACTAAGACCTAGACCTGCAACAGCAACAGGTGCAAGACCTGTTATTAAACCAGCAACACCCGCAACTTTACCTCTATTAACACCCTTTTTATCTGTCAGTGCATCAATACCAAACTGATAGGGGTTTTTCTGAATAGCATCATAGTTTTCTTCTGCCCAATTTGTATACCCAAAACCCTCACCATCAGCAGGGGCAGCACCAGCAGGAGCAGCCATAGTGCTTTCACGATCAGACCTAGCAGGAGCTACTGGAGGAGTTGTGATTGTTGGCGTAGTAGGTTTAGCAGCAGCAGCAGTTTCAAGCTCCTGTGTCCATGGCACAAAGTTTGATGGGATAGCAGTTACAGGGGAACCCATAAGGAATTGGAACACCTGAGTGACACCAGTAGTCGGGTCAATGTACTTGCGAGACTCTCTTCCAGACGTATCACCCAGAGTAAACTTACTGCGGTCAAAGGGGACAACACCACCCTCAGCCATACCAGTAGGAGCCTCTTGACTACCCATAGCAGCCTGAAGCATCTGCTCTTCTTCTGGGGTTAGTTCATCATCATCATCTTCTGTAGGTACACCATTAGAGTCAACACTAGCACCGCCAATGCGACCATTAGATTGCATCTCTGCCATACCCTGTTTAGCTTGGTTACGAAGGTCTTCAAAGAAACGCACACCAAAGAACCGAAGTACATCAGCGGGTACAACATACTCACCCTCAGAAAGTTGGACAGGTACATCATCACGCACTTCAGAAGGCAAGGCACCCGGAGGAACTTCATTGCCTGTCACAGGCTCTTGAGCGACACCAGCATCAGCCATGCCTCCATCTTGCATTAGTCTATTCATTTGTTCATCCTCTACTGTCCCGCCTTGGGCGTATCCTACTAGGCCACCCTCTGCAAATCGCATTTTACTTAGATCAAATCCTGCATCTATAAGACTAGAGAAGTCTATTTCAATGCCTGTTACAGGTAACTGTGATAGAAGATCACCTGTATTACGGTTAATTCTGTCATTTACGGAATAGTCTAAGTCCTTTGAACCAATAACAAACTTATCTGCACCAAGCTCCTTTTGAAGGTCTTTTAATACACTCTGTAAATCTGTAACATAAGTTTGATAGAAGCCACTACCCGGAGTCAAAGCCTTAGCGTAATCTCCACTATCCCTATAGAATCTTTTCTCTACGATACGTTCAATCGGGGGAAAGACAACCGTACCTACACCCTTTTGTGCTGACTTAGCAATAAGTGTACCAACCAGAAGTCTAACTGCCTCTTTGTTAGTCTTGATAGGGGGCTGAGAAATAGCTTCTTTTGATTCATAAACAAGTTGGGGCTGGATTTCTTCATAGTAAATATCATTCAACTTATCTTTTAGATCGTAGTATTTATTCATATTCTCGCTGACGGGGTTAAGAACAAAATCGTCTGGACTGATCTTTAGGGAATCTGCAAGGAGGTTTTCAAAAGGTGTACCTGTCTGTATAAGTTCTCTAACGTAACTATCCACCTCAATGTTGCCAGCATTTTTATACTCTGGAAGCGATCGAACAGCCCTACGCAAATCCTTAGTCTGTTGGCCATAGTCGTATTTCCACTCACCCTGTTGTCCAGCCCTAACTGCCAAAAGGTTTGACTCAAAGTCATCTAGTTTATAGTCGTCAATTAAGCTTTCCCTTAGATTTTCTACAGCGTCACCCGGTGTGAATCTCTCAGAACCAGCTTGAGATGCTTTATAACCCCCCTGTAGCAAGTCTGTCTGTAGCTCTTCTACAAGGGCATACTCTCCACCATTTGCAACATTTTCTCTAAAAGACATTCTGGTATGAGCTAGCGTATCTGGGCTGTAGTGTTTCTTGTTTGCTGCAAAAGTGCTACTCATTGGTCTACGTGCATTAACGGTAAACTCTTTGTAGTCAATCTCAGGGTCACGGAGGTCATCTTGTCTTTGGTAACTTTCAAAGTCCCGTCTCTCATTTACACGAACATCCCAAAGATTATCCTCTAAGAGGTTTTTAGCTTCCTCCCTAGTGTAACGTGCTTTAGGGTCAATGTCTGGAAGAACAGAATCAAGTTCAGACTTTCTAATTGTAGGGTTACTACGTAAGGCACTAAGAAGTTGTGAGCCTTCCATACCCTTCTTAGGGAAATCAATAACATCTAGAAACTCTGGGATAGGGGAGCGAAAGATTATCTCAGGTCTAACGCCAGCCTCATCAGAATCTAGGTACTTATTAACAGCTTTATCAAAATTATAGTCTGGGCTATTTTCAAGTCTTTTTGTATAGTCTATAAACTCTGGATTATCTTCCATACCTTTAAGTCTGCTATCTAGGTAGCTTAAGGTTTCTGGAGTAGCATCATTACCGTATTGTTCTAATACATTCTCTGGTGTATCTCTGCCAAGTTTAATGTTGGCAAGATCATTCATTCTGATGTTACGAGAGTATCCAAGAACATTGGAGTTATAACCTTCTAGTAAGTCAGCATCCAATTCTAGTGCCCAATCAACTTCACCCGGTTGAACAGGCGCTGGTATAAAAGCATCCCATTTATCTTCAGAGAATACATCATGAATTTGTTTTAAACCAAAAGCTGTATCTGGGGCATTTGGGTCTATAGGTTCTGGTGCTTTGAATGTAGGAATAATAACTTCTTTAGGACTAACTTGTTTCTTAGGTTTAGGTACTACCCCCAAAGCTGCTGTCGTTTGATCTGAGGGTGTCCCAATAGTACGGAGCATGGCAGGGTCATAAGCATCCATCGACATCTCTGCAAGCTTCTTTGTACCTTTACTAACACCCTTTGCGATAACTTTACCACCGGGGATGGCACCAAGAACATTAAGACCAACATTCAAGGCACCCATTGCCACTTCGGTCTTGTCACCTGTCTTAGAGCCTCGCTGTGCTTGTTGTACACCCTCTTGTATTCCGGGAATAATACCTAGACCTGTCATATCTAAGATACCTAATTCACCATTGGTAGCACTACCTGCAACTTTGTCTGAGATAAGTTGTGCAGTCTGATTTCCAGCACCTAATGCAGAAGCACCCCGTCTCACATTCTCTCTGAAATTTTCTCTGTAAGTAGGCGTATAGGCTTCTAGAGTTCCTTGTTGGGGGGTACCACCCTGACGATCACGGTCAAACTCTTGAGAAGTAATTACAGGTTTTGCTAAGGGAAAGGCAGCAGCTACTTCAGCAGGTGTATAGCCAGCAGCATCAAGGTCTGCTTTATTTGCACCCTCTGAAACATACTGAAGCATGGACTTTCTTCTAGACTCTGCTAACATCTGATCAGTGGTACTCATGTTGCATTTACCTTCTCACGTAGCTTCTCAAGTTTGCGTAGGGCTTGTACTTCACCCTGAGCGCGATAGATTTCTACTGGATCATTCACTTGTTCTAGTCTTTTATAGCAGACATTGATACGGGCGTCAAGCTCTTGTAGGAAGTCAGTCCATAGTTCGTGGTTGTTTACGAGAGGCTTTAGACTCATCACTGACCCCCAGTATTACCACTGAACCCCGGTGCCCCCGGAGGAGGAGCAGAGCCTGTACCAATAGTCCCACCACCTGAACCCTGAGTATCTTGAGGCTGTGCCCC